CCAGAGTTTGTTTTCTTTAATGTAAGAGAGTTAATTCAAAAATACTCTAATGTTCAATTTTTGTTTGTTGATGGCAGAGAAGAATGCGTAAGAGTAATGAAAAGAATATTTTTTAGCGATGGAGAGTATAAAAAATATGACTTGCAGTTAATGTACGATTTAAATCTGCTATAATATGTGGCACGAAACACCTAAATATAAAAAACCAACGGAGAATTACAATGAAATTTTCCGACAACTACAAGGAGAGCTAGAAGATAAAGAGGCTAAGATTACTTTGTGCAAATTTTTGCGCCAGAATCTTTACTTCACTACATATTTATTAACAGGAATAAAGCTCTCGGCCTACCAAGAGATTACTTTGAAAGGGATGTTCAATAGAAACTTCTCTATGTGCGTATGGGGTCGTGGTTGCGCGAAATCATTTATCGCCAGTGTCTATTGTGTATTGCAATGTGTATTTGAGCCTAACACTAAGATTCTTATAGCTGGCCCGACATTCAGAACAGCTAGGGCTATATTTAATAATATAGAAAAAATGGCCGAAAATAAAGGTGCAGAATTATTATTCCAAGCTTTTGGAGCTAAGAGCAAGAGAAACGACCTTTATGAATGGGATATTAATGGCGGCTCTATTAGAGCCATTCCCCTAAGCGGCGAAAAGATTCGTGGTTTCCGCGCTAATATTCTTGTACTTGACGAATTTCTTTTATTGCCAGAAGAGATTATTAAAAACGTATTGATGCCATTCCTTGTCGCACCTCAAGACATGAAAAGACGTATTGATGTGCGCGAAATGGAAGACTTGCTGATTAAGGAAGGAAAAATGAAAGAAGAGGAGCGAATGGTTTTCACAAATAATTCTAAAATGATAGCTCTTTCTTCCGCAAGTTATACATTTGAAAATTTATATAAGACATATCAAGAGTGGATAACCAAAATAACTTCGCCAGAAAAAGAAGACTCTACTTATTTTGTTTCTCAGTTAGGTTATGAGGCACTGCCTCCAGAGATGATAGATAAGACCATCATAGAAGAAGCTCAAAGCGGCGGCACTTCTCATTCAGCATTTCTTAGAGAATATTGTGCTCAATTTACCGACGGATCAGACAGTTATTTCAGCGCGAAGAAGATGGAAGAATGCACGCTGAAAGATGAATATCCGCACACTTTGGTTAAAGGAACCCCCGGCAAGAAATACATAGTTGGCATAGACCCCAATATGAGCGATTCGCCAAACGCTGACTATTTTGCCATAGCTGTGATGGAGTTAGACGAAGAAACTGGAGTTGGCATATTAGTGCATACTTACGCAGGGCTAGGAAATTTAAATAATCACGTTAAATATTTTTGTTATATTATGACTCACTTTGATGTTGTGAGCATAACGTTAGATAATGCTGGCGCAGATATTTTTATAGATACTTGTAATCAATCAGAAATATTCAAAGCGGCTAAAATAAATATAAAAACTGTAGAATTCAATTCAGACGCAGAAGGAACTGAACTAGAAGCCGAATTAAGAAAAGCCAAGATGAGTTATAACTTATCAGACGGCAGAATAGCATTTAATCAAGTATTTACTTCTAGCTTTATTAGAAAAGGCAACGAATATTTGCAAGCATGTATTGATTATAAAAAAGTATTATTTGCTTCTAGAGTTTGTTCTAATGATAAGTTCTTCGATAATGTAATTGGAACCACATTGCCAAAAGATTTAATATTTATTGGCGATAAATCAGATTGGACAAACCTAGACTTCATTGAAAACCAAGATGACTTTATTTATCAAACAAAGAAACAATGCGCGTTAGTAGAATACACAACAACTTCTAGAGGCATGCAAAACTTTGATTTGCCCCAGCACTTAAAGCGTGGATCTTCCGTTACAAGAGCTAGAAAAGATAATTATTCAGCATTTATGTTGGCTAATTGGGGCGTCAAATGTTATAACGATATTATGAAGCAGACTGTAGAAAATAATACATTTACGTTTACTCCAGTAATGTTTTAGTGTAACTTTATATTAGCATGGCCAATTTGATTAGGAAAAAGCAGGTAGATCAGGTGGAATTCTCTGGCTTTATTATAGAAGTAGCTGATGAGAATTATTATCCATTGTCTACTAATCCGTCTGGATACGTTGACCAAACAGTTCTAACTTCTGCTACAGGGACTCTAAATTCTTCTATCAATTCTGTTTCTGGAGTATTAAATACTAAAATATTAAACTCTGGAATTGCTGCGAATGCTTATACAGATGCAGTTAGCGGCGTTTTATCTACCAGATTATCTGATTCGGGAAGTTATTTAAGCGGTCAAACAACTTCTTTAAGTGGATATACGGTTTCAGTAAGCGGAAATTTATATGCTTCTATTACCGGCTCAAGCGGAGTTGTTAGCGCAAAAGTAGATACCGCAAGTGGATATTTAAAATCATATACTGATACCACTTCTGGTTTATTATATAATCAAATAATAACTCAATCAAATACCACTACAGTAAGTGGCATGGCAAGTGGTACTTTTGGTTTTACTGGTAACAAAACATTTAATTCTCCTATAACCGCGCAAAGGATAAATATAAGCGGGACTTCAACTCCGACTTCTATTTCTCTAATCGCTTCTTCTGGAGTTGTTTCTATAGCAGGAAATGCTGGCACATTTGTTAGTTATTATGAAACCGGAGCTAATGCTTCTTTATGGGCTGTCGCAGATTCTGCTGGATTGCCAATGATTGAATTATTTGATGACTATACTTTAATTTTGGGTCATTCAAGCAGAACTTCTATAACTCTAAGCGGATTGTCTGGATATGTCCTGATGCAAAATTTGCCAAATCAAACTCAGACTGGTGGGCTTCCTGTCGGATCCCTTTTCAGGAGCGGAAACTACTTAATGATTTTATAACATGAGAAAACCAAAAATTCAAGAGATCAAACCGATGATGACTGCTTACGCGGCGAGCACCGAAAACTCGCCAGTGCAGGCTCGTAGAAATTTGGCTGGAGACATTGAAAGAACAGATAGGTTCTACAATATAGATTATGGTCTAGTGCCATTCAAATATTCTCATAATTTGCAGAACAAGAGTGGCCTTAATATCAGAGACGCTGTTATTTTGTGCCAAAAAGCTTACTACAACTTTTCTTCTTTTAGAAATGTCATCGATTTGATGACAGAGTTTTCTTGTAGCAAAATTTATTTTACTGGAGGCAACAAGAAGGCGAGAGATTTCCTAGATGCTTTATTTAAGAAGATCAATATGGATAACTTCGTCGATAAATTCTTTAGAGAATATTATCGTTCTGGTAACGTTTTTGTTTATAGATTTGATTATAAGGTGGCGCAAAATGACATCTCTAAAATTACTCAAGTATTTGGATCAGAAAGTTTAGCTGCTCAAAAATTAGAGCTGCCATCTAAATACATGATTTTAAATCCAGCGGATATCCAATATGGTGGAAACATTTCATTCGTTGGAGGAAACTATTATAAAATTCTTACAGATTATGAGCTACAAAGACTGCGTAACCCAACGACTGATGAAGATAGAGAAGTTTTAAAGAGTTTAAATGAAAAAAATAGACTGAACTTACAAAAGAAAGTCCTTTCTGGTGCTGGAGCTTACATTACAATTCCTTTGGATACAGAGCAAGTGTCTGCTGTATTTTATAAAAAGCAAGATTATGAACCATTCTCTGTTCCTATGGGCTTCCCAGTTTTGGAAGACATTAACTGGAAGCAAGAAATGAAGAAAATGGACATGGCATTAACAAGAACAACTCAGCAAGCTGTTCTACTAATTACCATGGGATCAGAATTAAAGAGTGGGGCCTTAAATATTAATCAAAAGAATATTGAAGCCATGCAAACTCTTTTCCAAAATCAATCCGTAGGAAAAGTTCTTGTTTCTGACTTCACTACAAAAGCTCAGTTTATTATTCCTGATATCGCTAATATTTTAGATCCTAAAAAGTACGAAGTAGTAAATACAGACATCCAACAAGGTTTGAATAATATTCTTATTGGCGACGAAAAGTTTTCTGCCACAAGTATTAAGGTAAATATTTTCATGCAAAGATTAGAGCAGGGAAGGCAAGCGTTCCTTAATGACTTTTTAATTCCTGAAGTAAAGAGACTTTGTAAAAATTTAGGCTTTAAGAATTTCCCGATGCCGCACTTCGAAGAAATTGATATAAGAGATTCTTCAGTATGGAATAGAGTGAGCGCTCAATTAGTCCAACTTGGAGTTTTAACTCCAGAGGAAGGCTTGCAAGCTATCGAAACAGGCAGGCTTCCAGATCCAGACGAATCTTTAGAGTCTCAAAGAAAATTTAAGACTCTAAAAGAAGAAGGTCTTTACGCTCCAGTCGCTACTGGCGCTGCTGCGGCTGGGGGACTATCGAGTGGTAGACCTCCTGGCTCAGGATCTCCTCAAACTTCTAAGAATGTTTCACCGACTGGCGGAAATAAAAAAGCCCCAGCCTTAGCAGCTTTTTCTATGAAAGGAATTTCTCAAACTTTCAAAGAATATGAGATGCTGTCGGCCAAAGTAGAAGACTTTTTAAAGAAGAAGCACAAAAAGAAAAATTTAAACTCTGAGCAAAAATCAATAGCAGAACAAATAGCTCAAAATATTATAATTAATGAAGAAAAAGCCAATTGGGACTATTCTATAAAAGCGTATTGCGAAGGAGAAAAAAAAGACAACCCAGAGAAAATTTCTAAGCTTCTAGAAATATCAGAAGAGCATGGCGTTGATATTTTTTCAGCCGCGATACTAAATGTTAGTCAAATATCTACGGAAAAAGTGTAATATTTAACGTTACTTTAAAATGAATCTAGAAATAGAAAACGGAAATCTGAACAAAAAGCCTGAATCGGCAGGTTTTTTCGTTGATTTCACAAAGAAAGACATCGGCCTAATTGATAAAGAAAATTCAATTGCCGGAGGAGAGGCTATCAGGAGTAAGGCAGGTCAATTGGACGTAGAGATAGAAGCAAAAAGACCCGGTCCCAAAAGTTCCGCTCAAACACCAGCTAAGCCATCAGAAAAAAGAAAAGGCTCTTCTAAAAATAAACCCGGTTCGGCTGGAGAAAAAAGCTCAGATGCTATTTCTTTTTCTAATAAAGTGATCGAGGCTTTAAAAAATAAAGTCAAAGAGCACAACGCAAAGCACTCAAGAAAAGTCAGCTTATCTCAATTAAAGAAAGTTTATAGAAGAGGCGCTGGAGCTTTTAGTTCTTCTCACAGACCCGGGAAAACTAGAGGTCAATGGGCGATGGCAAGAGTAAATATGTTTTTAAGAATGATGTCTGGAGGCAAAGTAAAAGATGCTTACAGAAAAGCTGACCAAGATGTTGCTAAGGGTTCTGCTGATTTGATAGACATATCTGACTCTTGGGAGCCAGAAGATCAAGATTTGGCTCAGACTGCTATTGATATGGAATCAATCGGAGATTTTGATTTTGAAAACGCAGACGAACTTTATTTAGATGAGTATTCTAGCTCAGAAAAATGGTACGAGATTTAATTATGACTTACAATTATACTACAACATTTAGTTCTGTTCTAAAGCCATTGGTTTCAGAAGAGAAGGACAAGTATTTAGCATTGGCATCTTTAATGCAAGTTGGGAATTTTATTCCTAATGTGAATACAGAAAAGAACGTTGATTTGTTGCCTATTGCTTTTAATGCTGCTGTAGTAAATAGAGTAAATAAAAATGGCGATGTTATCGATACAGATACAGCCATTTCTTCTTATAAAGATTTTATTAATAAGCCAATAAATATTGAACACAATAGAGAAAAAATTGTTGGCGTAATTTTAACTGCCGGGTTTAGTGAGTTTGGGTCAGACGTTTCCCTTTCGGAAGACCAAGTCAAAGACTTGAAAGGACCATTTAATATCACTCTCGGTGGTGTAATTTGGAAAATCGCCAATCCTATTCTTGCGGACAAGATAGAAGAGTCTAGCGATGCCACTAGCGATAAATATCAATCAGTAAGCGCAAGCTGGGAGCTTGGTTTTAATGATTACAATGTAGTAATGATAGACGGCGAATCGAAAAATATTGAAGATGGATCTCTAATTTCTGACGCAAGCCAAATAGAGTCTATCAAAAATAACTTAAGAGCCTTTGGCGGTTCTGGCAAGGTAGACAAGACAAAATCTGTTTATAGAAAAGTTATTGGCAATGTTGTACCACTTGGTATTGGTCTAACAGAAACTCCAGCCGCCGATGTTAAAGGTATAGCTACACTAAAATCAGAAGCTTCAGCAGAAATTATTGAAGAAAATATTTCCAAAATCGATAATTTAAATGTAAATACAGATATCGATAATAAAGTTATGAAAATTACTAGCATCAAAGATATCACAGATGAAAGCTTGAAGCAAGCTACGGCTTCTCAAATTTCAGATCTTATTGAACAAGAGCTAAAGGTAGCATCAGAAAAATTTGCTGCTGAAAAAGCTTCTGTCGAACAATCACTCAAGGCCGCCACAGAAAAGTATGACGTTTTGGCCGCCGGACAAGAGGCTTTGCAAAAAGAAATTGCTGCCCTAAAGGCCTCTCTTGAAGCTGTCGAAGCCGAGAAGCAAGCTATCTTGGCCAATGAAAAGTTCAACGAGAGAATGAACGCTTTTGATGCTGAATATGATTTAGATGCTGATACAAGACAAGTTCTTGCCTCTGACATCGCCGGTTTGGACGACGACGCTTTTGCCGCTTATAAGAATAAGATGGCCGTCTTCATGAAAAACAAGAAGAAGGGCGAAAAGAAAGAGATGCAAGAAGAGAAGAAAGAAGCCGCGAACGCTTCTGTTACAGAAGTAATCGATCAAGCTGCCGCCAATGGCGAAAAGAAGACAGCAGTTATTCCTGCTACTTCTACAGCCTCTGAAGATTCACTCTTTAACAAATACAAAAAAGCTTTTGACTACGACGAATTCGTAGTCGGATAAAACACATAATACAACATAAGGATAAAATATGGCTTATAAACTAAGACCTTTTAGAGATTATGATGAACACGATGTATTGAATCTGTTCTCATACGACACAACTGGTTTGTCCGCCGGATCAATCAATATCACCAAGGGATCCTTGGTAAAGATTGCTACTGGTTGGAAAAACTATGATTCAGGCGTCGAGCTTGGCGGTGGACTAGAGTTCATCGGCAGCGCTGGTACGCTTTCACCGACTAACGTTGTTTCTCAACGTTATGGAGTCACTGCCAAAGTTGTTGTTAGCACAACTGGCGAGACCCCAATCGGTATGATGCTTTACGACGTAAGAGACGCTGACGAAAACGGCGAACTTCTTAAGTACAACCCCCGCAAGGCTGCAGAAATGCAAGCTGTAATTCCTGGACAAGCTGTCCCAGTAGTTACCCGTGGCATTTTCTTGGTACAAAGCGTACTTGGAACTCCTACCGCAGGCGGAACCGCTTATGCTGGTGGAACAGGACAAATCACTGCTTCTACCGGATCTGCTGGTATTGCTAACGTTGCCATCGGCAAGTTCCTTGGAGCTGCTGACACTAACGGCGAAACCCTCGTTAAATTGGCCCTATAATTAAAGGATTAACATGAGAATTAAACTTAAAAATACACCTGAGCAAGTTGAGCTAATCAAGGCCCTTGGCTCTAAGAACAGATTGGTTGCTGCCGAAGCTTC